TGAACAGCTTGACCCGCGGCATGACGAAGGTGACGAACTCCGAGCCCGCCGTGCTGTCGACGGCCGCGGTCAGGATCAGGACGACCGGCGTCTGGTCGTCGTAGAGGGTCTGCAGGCTCACGCCGGTGAACTTGGCGGTGAACGAGCCGGAGACCATGACGCGGCCTTCGTCGGTGTCGGTGATCGCGTTCGAGCCGACTTCCGCTTCGCCCGGCTTCTCGCCGCCGTTGAGCGTGATCTGCGCCCCGGTGACGTTCACCACCACGCCGTTGACCACCAGCTTGCCGTTGACGGCCTGGTCGACGGCCGAGGTGCTTTCGGCAGTCGGCGAGGTCAGAACCTGCGAGGCGCCGAGGGTGCGGTTCAGGCCGATGAAGTCGAAGTCGTTGGTGACGTTGCCGCTGGCCGGCAGGCCGATGGCGACCTGCGTTGGCTTGACGTCCGTCCAGAGCTCCGAGCGGGGCAGGTCGGCGAAGTATTCCTCGAACGTGTAGTAGTCGTCCGTGTGCGAGGAGGTCGCCGCCCAGCACTTCTTGCCCGGGACTGCGATGGTGCACGAGGCGATCGGGCCTTCGGCGGTCATGGACGAGCTGTTGAGCGGGGTCACGGTCAGGACCGTCGAGGTCACGCCGATCACCAGCAGGTTCTTGTTCAGGTTCGCCGCGGCGACCGAGCCGGCCGTGATCCGCACGACGTCGCCGATCTTGATCCCGCCGGTCAGGAAGTCGCCCGAGGCGCGGGTCACGGTGTAGTTCGAGCCCGAGGCGGCGATCGTCAGCGACAGGCCGGTGATGTTCGACGTCGCGACCCAGGCCTTCTTGAGCAGGGTCGAATAGAACGCCTGGTAGCTGCCGCCCGAGAGCAGGGCCATCAGCTTCCCGGTGACGCGCCGGATGCCGGCGGTCTGGCCGGTAGACTGGCGGTGCGAGACGATCTCGTCGTTCTCGTAGGTCTCGCGGGTGAGCTGGAAGAAACTGCCGGGGCGGCGGCGGACGAGCTGGCCGCCAGAGCCGGAAGCTGCGGTGCCGAGGGCCGACTGCGCCTTGTAGGCGAGCGTCATCGCCACGCCGTTTGCATTGGGCATGGTGTTCTCCGATCAGGTTGTGGGGGTGGTGACAGACCGGAGGGCCGGCCGTGGTGATCAGGTCAGGAGACCTGGATATCCGCGAAGAAGGGGACACGCACCGGCACGGCGTAGCGGTCGCCGTCGCGGAAGCCGGGCATGATCTCGGGCGTGTTCTCGATCGTGACGGTGACGCTGCCGCTGACGAGCGCGCGCGTCCGATAGAAGGTCGAGCGGATCAGTTCCGCGCGCGTCTGGGCGGGCCCGGCCCCTTCGCCATGCGGATACAACAGCGTCACCTGCATGAAGCCGCGCTGCATATAGCTGCGGCCGACCTCGGGATTGTCGGGCCGGGCGAACAGGACGTTGACCCGCTGATAGGGCGTGCCGTTGATCGGCTCGAATGCCTGGCCGTTTTCCCAGTCCGTGTCGATCGGCGGCGATATGGCGTCGAGAGCCGCCTCGAGCGCGGCTCCGATGTGAAGAACGCTCATGCCTTCGCCTTGGCCTTCTCGACTGCCGCCCGGACGATCTGGGGCAGTTCCAGTTCGGTGATCCCCACCATTCCCAGCGGCGCCTGGCCGGAATGGCCGCGCTCCAGTGCCGGGCCGTACTCAACGGAGTTGCTGATGTAGTGGATGAGGCCGCCGGCTTCAGTCGGCAGGTCCTCGAGGTAGTTGACGGCGCGGATGTCGGTGCGTTGCTGCACCGCCCGGTCCGGGGTCATGAGGCTGTAGTTCCAGTTCGAAATGAAGTGGCCCGGGACGTAGTCCTTTGGCGGCTTGCGCTTCCACGTTTCGGGGGCGCCGATGGGCGAGAGATCAATCAGCCGTTCTCCAGCGCCGATCACGGTCTCCCGCACCGTGCTGTGCACACGCGCCATGGCGAGGTTCTTGAAGGCTGCGAGCTGGTCCGCAAACGCTCCCATCAGCGGCGACCGCAGAAGATGGACCACAGCGCGACATCGTCACCCGGCTGCGTCTTGGCGACCCGAAGGACGGTCATGACCACGCCGTTGATCTCGACGGTCGATGACCCCGGCAGCGGTTCGGTCGTCAGGTCGGGCCCGGCGATCGTCAGCTTCTTGTCGCCAGCGATGATCTGGCCTTCGATGAGTTCCTTCCCGCGCACGTCCGCGATCACAGCGAGCGCGCTCTCGGTCACGCTAGCCCCCGCGCCGACGGTTCGAGTAGCGGTGTTGTAGGTCCCGCCGGTCGTGTGGGTGAATGTGACGGTGACACCCAGGCCCTCGTTGGCGTCCAGCTCGGCCAGCGTGTCGGACAGAATGCCCGGGAGATCATCGAATATCGCCACGCCGTCCTCCCTGGGCTACGGTGCGCCCGATGGCGCGGAAACTGTCAGATCAAGAAGCTCTCGACCGGCTGGCCCGAGCATCCGATGCCCTTGGCGTCGACCCCGGCGAGACTGTCCGGGCCCACACCGCTCTGACGACGGCCCGCGCCGCTGTCTCGCTGCTTATGCTCGGCCTCGAGAAAGCCGCCGAGGACGGCGCCGACGAGGTTCCTGGCGTTACTCGGCCAGCCGGATCCTGACCCGGCAGCGGCAACCGGGATCAAACGACCAACCGGGGTTGAGAGCCGGCCCCTTGGGCGTCTGAAACGGCTGCTTCAGGCCCACGCCTTCCTTGTTCATGCCAGGCACGGCCGCGTGCGTCGGACGAACCCGATCATCGCCGACCGTGATCCAGAAGCGCCTGACCCGAGTCTCGGCCACGACGCCGCGGGCGATGACCTGGTCCCAGGCCTCTTGCTGCGCCCGGTGAAGGACCTCCCCCGCCTCGTTGAGAGCGATGGTCTCGGCGCGACGCCGTAGGGCCCGGCTCCGGTAGGCTTCGACCATGCGCTCCTGCAGGTCTTTGGCGATCGGCTGCCCCGTGCGAATGGCCTTGCGGATCGTCGCGTCGTAGCGGCGGTCGCGGAGAAGGCGGGTCAACGCCGCCGGGTCAGCATTCGCGACCTCGCGGGCGTAGTTGGCGGCCCAGCGGGCTTGCTGGGATGTCAGGCCCAGAATGCCCCCCTCGCGGGCGTTGGTCGCGCGATTGACCCGTCCGACGAGGTCGAGCGCCAGCTTCTGCGGCGTATCGCCGGTGATCATCGGGTCGAGGGGAGAGCGCAGCGGAGCCAGCGCTTGCCGGATCAGCACACGCTGGTCGTCGGTGATCTGTCGGATGAGCTCCGTCGCGTGCGAGCGAAGCCATGCTTGGGCGTCAGGCGCCCGGAAGTCGAAGCGAGGCGCCAGGCGAAGGCCGAGCGGCCCGCGCATCCCCTGCATGGTCTGAACCCCCGCCTCTTCGAAGGCCTGCTCGATCGCCCGGTCAAGCGCCCGGAACTGCAGCGGATCTAGCCCGACCAGCCGGATAGCTCTCTCGACATCCCCGGCCTTGATCGCCGCGACGAGATCGGAGAACCGGACCTCGTTCGTGATCTCCCGCACGGCCGCGAGGAAGGCCTCGGCGATCTGCGGCTCCCAGTCGGAGATCAGCTTGGCGAGGCGGTCAGTCCGCATCTGCCCTAGCCGGCGAACCCGTAGGACCAGCCGCCCTCATCGGCGCGCAGCAGAGGAGCGAGAATCCGTGCGACGGCCGGATAGGTCTTGGCCGTCTCGCGGTTCACCTCGTACTCGACTTCGACGTTGTCGGCCTTCACGCGCTTGATGATCCCGCCCCCGGCCTTGACGTCCGGCGCCAGCGGCCCGCTCAGCGCCTTGGGCGCCAGTTCGGCAACGGCCATGGGAAGCTGCGGCGGCAGGTCTGGCAGGTCGTAGCCCGCGTCGTCCTGGGCGCCAGTGCGCGGGTGCTCCAGGCCTTGGACATAGCCGCGCCGCACGCCGCGATAGGAAGGCCCCCAGACGCCGTCGATGAACGCCGTGGCCTCCCGGGCTGCACCTTCCTTTTTCGCCGTCGTGGCTGCCGTCCACGTCGCCGAACGGGCGTCGTGGGTGCGGGCCGCCCAGTAGGCGTCGATGTAGGCGATCGTGGCGTAGGACTCCGCGCCCTGGACGCCCGTTCCGGTTTCGACGGTGAGCGACATCAGACCGTCACCCTGCGATGCACGACAACTTGGCCCTCAAGATCGCGCGTCACAACGCCGGCCGGGCTCGTGAGCTGCAGGTCGTAGGCGTAGGTCTCCGTCGGCGCGAGACCCTCGGGCTCCTGAGCGGCGATCATCACCGAGAGGGTCGCCATGGTGGCGGCGAGTACTGCGCTCTGGGCCGCCGTCATGGACATCGTCACCGTGCCCGCAGCCCCGCCCAGCGTGATCGTGCCGCCGGTGTCGCCGGTCGATGAGAGCAGCGCCTGAAGGTTCGCACCGCCGATCCGATCGCGGATCGCCATGCGGGCGCTGTAGCCCGTGAGGTCCACGGCGGCGCCGGCGGCGTCGCGCTTCGTCCAGACGAAGGACCACGTCTCCCCCTGGCGGATGATCAGGTCCTGCCGCGTCGTCATCAGGCGCCACCGGTCCGGAAGAGCTGGCCGATCACGGTCTCGCGGAAGGGCCGTGCGTCGGCGATCTGCTGGGCCGCATCGAGGCTCGGCGCGATGATCGAGCCCCCGAACACGGCAACCGAGCCGTCGTCCCGCTGGCCGGGCGAGTCGGTGAGCCAGACGTCACCGCTGGCCGCCATGGCGTTGAGGATCGCGTCGGCGTCAGCCATCGACCTAGGCGCCCTTCTTCTTGCGGCCGCCCGGCGTGCCGTCCCCGTCGACGTCGAGCGCGGCTTCCTGCGCCGGCGAGAGGTGGGGATAGCGGTCGACGGACTCGGCGGCGCCGGTCTCCTGCGGGGCTTCGTCGACCTTGGTCTCCACGGCCTTGCCCTTGCCGTCGCCGATGTAGCCCTCGGTCTTCAGGCCCTCGACAGCATCAGCCGGAACGTCGGAGGCGTCGTCCCCGGCCTCGAGGTGCTTCAGCGTGAAGCCGTCGTGCGAGTAGGCAAAAGCCTTGAGCGCCTTCATGGGTGTCTCCTTCAGGCCTTGGACAGCAGTGGGTTGACGTGGGCGCTATGGTCGTAGCGCCGCTCGATCTCGGCGGCAGTCGGCGGGTTGTCCTTCGGCTCGAAGGTCAGGCGCGCCTTTCCGGTCGAGGTGTCGATCCTGACGGTGTCGAAGTCGTAGCCGTAGACGTTGAGCTCGCCCGCGTCGGCCGGATCCTCGCAGGTGTCCATGAGTGATGTCCGGTCGGCAAAGCCGAGCTCGATGCCCCGCGCGGCCGCATAGCCGATCCAGAATTCAAGGCAGGCCCTGCCCTTCTCGGCCTGGTGGCTGTTCGCGTAGGTGTAGTCGCAACCGAAGAAGCTGATCTTCGAGGCGCCGCGGAAGATCGCGTAGGCCGCCGCATAGGCCGCCGTGCCGTTGAAGTAGGCGTAGCCGAGCTCGTTGATCACGTCCTCAAGCGGGAACTCGACGAGGCCCGGATAGCCCGGATGCGCCCGGCTGGTCATGATCGGGCCCGGATGGCCTTTCATCCAGCGGACCATCGTGGAGATGTTGCTGTCCGGCGCGGCGGCGGCGCGGCGCTCCTGCACGCGGATGTCGTCCATGTGGAAGACCATGTCGCAGGCCAGGACGTCGCCCAGCCCGTTGATGGCCCAGACCTGATCGGCGAACCGCGAGCGGCCGCCGAGACGCTTGGTCAGGTCCATGTACTGCTCGGCAGAGGGGCCGAGGCCGATGATCACGACGTGGCCGAGGCCTTTGGGCTCAGGCGCGAGTTGGGAAGCGGACGTCGGCTCGGCGAGGTCCACCACACGGCGGCGAGCGACCGCCACCAGCGTGCGGCCTTGCCACAGGTTCCGGGTTTCGCTCCGGGGACGAACATCGGCTTCGGCATCGACTTGGCCGAGGCACTCGGCAAGCTCATAGCCGGCGTCGTTGAGCAGATCGGCGAACTGGTCGGGCGTGTAGTGCCGATGGTGGAAGGCGTACTCCGGCCTCCACGGGAAGTCCTCTTCGTTCGGGACACTCGCCAGCAGCACAGGCGCGGCGGCGCGCAGGGCCTTGAGGATCGGCCGCGGGTTGGCGACATGCTCGATCATCTCGAAGCACACGGCGGCTTCGGCTTGCGGGAAGTCGATCGCCTCGGCCGGCGAGTGGTAGAATTCGATGTTCGGGTGGCCGAAACGCTCCCGCGCGAACTCGATAGTCTCGGCGTCGGCGTCGACCGCAAAGACCCGGTGTCCGGCGTCGGCGAGGATGCGCGCGCCGTATCCGATGCCGCAGCCGCAGTCGATTACGTAACTACCTGGCACGAGGTTCTTGGCCGCCCACTCGTAGCGGGCGCGGTGGTCGCGGCGGACGTCTTCGATGCGGGTCGCCACCTGGCGCTCACCGCTCTTCAGGCCGGTCTTGGGCATTTATTCCTCGGGGGAGAGGTAGTCGGGGGAGAACCGGGGCCCGCGCCGCTCCAGGGAGAAGCGGCGCGGTATCGACGTGCCGGGGTCTCCCCCGAGCACCCGGCGTCGATTAGGTAGCGACCGGCGCGTGGCGCGGAACCGCGAGCAGGACCGTGGCCGAGACCGGCGTGCCGGCCGTGGCGGTCGAGGACAGCTTCGACACCTGGACGTAGCGCTTGCCGCCCTTGTAGCCGAGCCGCTTGCTGACGTTGCGGTTGACGCCGGAGGTCCTGGCGCCGGCCGCGATGCCGGCGTTCGCCTCGGTGCCGATCAGGTCCGAGTCGGCGATCGAGGTCATGGAGCCCGTCGCGTCGCCGTGCTTGACGACCGGCGTGAAGACCGCGGCCGTGGCCGTGATCGCCCCGTAGTCGAATTCGAACTCGACAGCCTCGTAGCCTTGGGTGTCGACGATCTTGCCGGCCTGGCCGGTGCCCGTGGTGCCGATCGCGATGGGCGAGATCGAGCGCACGCGCTTGATGTTGTTGTGGAGGTCGAACATCGAAGAAATGCCTTCTTCTGGAATGGGAGGAGCGGCCCGCCGGTGTCAGCGGGCCGCGTTGGTTCCGGCGCCGACTACGTCGAGCACTTCAGGAGGCGGATGGCCTCGGCGAGCACGACCTGACCGCCCGAGCGCTTGCGGATGATGAACCGCACGTTGCCCGAGGTGGCCTGCGTGTACGGGTCGCGCAGCATCTCCATCGAGATCCGGTCGATCCAGACATAGCCGCGGCGGAAGTCGCCGTAGGCGATGGGGTAGGTGTTCGCCCCCTCGTTCGGCATGTCCGGCACCTCGATGTAGGGGTCGCCGTCGATGGTGTTCGGCTTGCCCTGCGCCAGGCCCGGCATCCAGATGTAGTTCTTGTCCGCGTCCTTGAGCTTGCGGACCGAACCCAGGGTGGTGCGGTTCATCGCCCAGTTGGCGTTGCGCGTGTAGGCGGTCTTGATCGCGTGCTTCAGGGTCAGCAGGCCGTTGGCCTGGCCGTCCGAGTCCGCGATGGTCGCCGCCGTCCCCGAGACAGTGCTGGAGAGGCCGGCGCTGGTCGCGAGGATGCCCTCGGCCTGGCCGACGCCGGTGCCGGAGACGAACTCCGCACCTTCCTTCACCGCGAACTGCTCCTGGGCCTCCATCGAAATCTCGGCGGCCATGTCGAAGGCAGAGTCCTCGAGCATGGCGTTCGAGATGTCGACCAGGGCGAACAGCTCGTGGACCGGCACTTCTTCGAGACCGTAGGTCAGACCCGTGGTCTCGGAGCGCGTGCCCTGTTCCGACACGCGCTGGGCGGCGAACTGGCCGGTACGCTTGGGCAGCTGCACCGACTTGTTGGCCGTCTGGCGCACGCGGACCAGGCTGCGGAAGGGGCTGATCTCGGTCTCGCCCTTGATGATCTCGCGGACGTACTCGACCGGGGCCAGGTAGCCGCCGGCGCTGTCGACACCGACGCTCAGCGACTTGTACTCGTTGTTGACGGCCTCGAGCACTTCCCGCTGTTCGGCCGACAGGTTCGGCACGCCCAGGGTGTGGGCGAGCACGACCGACTTGCACCAGAGGTTGGTGCGCTCGGCCTTTTCCTCCGGCGACATGCCGTTGGTGGTGCGCTTCAGCGCCGTCTCGAGGCGGTCGAAGCGCTCGTCGATCGACTTGACCTGATCGGCGATCTTCTCGGCGGCGGTGATGCGCTGGTTCAGGCCTTCGTACTTGTCGAAGTGCTGGTCCAGCTTCGCGAGCTTGTCGGTCGTGACCGGGTCGGCCACACCCTTCTTTTCGATTTCGGCGAGCCGCGCGTCGTTGGCCTGCTTGTACTGCTCAAAGGCAGTCATCACGGGCTCGACGGCCTTCTTCATCTCGGCGACGACATTGCCGGCGCCGTTGTCGTCCTTGCGTTCGAACGGGCGCGGCGAGACGCGTCCCGCGTGAGCGAGCTTGGTCATGGTAGTGGCCTCCTTGGGCCTGGTGCGTGGTGGCGAGGTCGTCAGGCCCGCAGGCGCTTGGCGAACTCTTCGAAGACGGCGTGTGCCGCCGCGACTTGCGCCGGGGTCACAGCGTCACGCTGATCCCGATCCGACACCCCAGCGTCACGCTGGAGCCAGGCCTTGAAGCCGGAAACTGCCGTCACGGCGTCCGTGCGCGAAAGCCCTTCGTCACGAAGGGCCGCCTCAAGATCGCGCAGATCGTCAGAGCTCAGGTTGAGCATGGTCTTCACGGCGCCAACGGTGCAGCGCTCGTTCATCGGGAAGGTCACAATCGAGACCTCCCGCAGATCGGCCTTCAGAATGCGGCGGACGCCCGTGGTGCGGTCGATCTCGTCGAGCGTCGGCCGGTAGCCGATCGACATGCTATCCAGGGCGCCGGCGCGCATCAGCTCGTAGGTCTCTCGCCCGTCCTGGGTTGTGAGGAGGAGCTTGCCCTTGACCCGGAGACCCCGGCTGTCTTCGACCATCTCGGTCCAGACGCCGCAGATGCGCCGCGGGTCGTGGTGGAGCAGCATCTTGACCTTGGCCGCGGGACGCTTGTTCAGGCTCTCCTGGAAGCAGCCCGAAACCACGATGTCGTTGCCGCGGTCGACGTTGCCGAAGGTCGAGGCGTAGCCCTCGAACTCCCCTTGGTCCGACAGGCCTTTGACGTCCAGCTCGAGCGCGTCGCCGTGCTCGCTGCCGTCACCGGCGGTCTTAATCTGCAGCCGAGTCAGCATCGGCGGGATCCTCCTCGGCGCTCTCGGGCGCGGGCGTGTTGGCGTCAAGCTCCGGGTCTTCGGCCCGCCCTGCCAGAAGGCTGGCGGCGGCGTCCATGAGGCTTTCCATCGTGGCGTCGGGGGCCACGAGGCCGACCGACTTCATGTAGCGGTAGAGCGGCTCAAAGAGCGTGGTGTCGCGCGCCGCGCCGTCCATCAGGGCCTTGAGCACGGCGGCGTCGACCTTGCGGACCGAGTTGGCCGCGCGCGGGCCGTACTGCAGGGCCTCGCGGGCCTCCTCCTCGTCAAGGACGCCCTTGTCCAGCAGCTCGACCACGCTCTTGCGCTTGGCCTCGCGGCGAGGCTCAAGGGCGCTGATCTCGTCCAGGTCGATACCGAGCCGCAGGTCTTCGCCGAACTGCGGGACCAGCCACGCATTGAGCGCGTCCAGGGTCTTGTCGATCAGCGGGAGGATGGTGTCCTCCCACAGTTCCAGCTTGGCCTCGCGGACGTTGTTGTAGGTCGACTGCCCCGGGACGATCAGGATGTGGGGCACGCCGAACGACACGCAGATGTCGCGGGCGGCGTCCTCCTTGCCCATGCCGAAGTCCATGTCCTTCGGGCTGATGCCCATTTCAAGCCAGTTGACGTTTCCGCCGAGGACCATGGGCGAGCCGGCCTTCGATGGGCCGGAGCGCTTCTCCAGATCCTTGGTCGCCTTGTCGATGACCTCCGGCGGGGCCGTCTTGACCGAGCCGTCTGGCATCGTGACCGGCGTGAAGACCATTGCCCCCGACGGCCGCGCGCCGTTGTCCAGCAGGGCCTTGTTGTGCGCCGAGGCGGCGTTGTGGCGGTCGATGCCGTAGGCGGCCGGCTCAGCCCGGCCAAGGCCCAGCCAGTCGTTCAGCGGGTGGAACTCCCGCAGGTGCAGGATCGGCCCCGCGCCGGTCAGTGGATCGGCCTGCCAGCGCTTGATCTGCCCGTTGGCCTCGTACTCGTAGCCCGAGGGCATCCCATAAGGCCCGGCGATCGGCTTGGTCCGGTCGGGCCGCAGGTTCCAGAGCTCGCGCGGGGGCTTGCCGTCCGGACCCACGGCCTCGAGGTAGGTGTTCCCGCTGATCAGCAGATAGGCGAAGAAGGCCTCGAACAGCGCCGCGCCGCCGACGTTGGGTCCGGGACGGTGCAGCAGGTCAAGCAGCGGGTGGCTCTCGATCTCGTCCCCGCTCTTCGTCGTGAGGAGCCAGGGCGCAGCCGCAGCCGAACCCGCGATCAGCTTCACACACCGGAAGCCCACGGCATTGCGGACGTAGGCCTCGTCAGCCAGCCGGCCGTAGTCGCGCGGCGTCCAGACCGGACGGCCTACGACGTGCGCGGAGATCGCCTGCCCAGCGCCCGAGGCCTTGGCCTCTACAGGACGCTGGAAGAGGGGCCAGAGCTTCATTCCGGGGCCTGACCGACCATAAGCATGACCGGCGGATGGCCGGTGCCGAGGATGCGCAGGTAGATCGGTGCGCCGGCCACGATGGCGTCGATCTCTTCCTGCGTCGGCAGCCAGGCCGTCGTCATGGCGGGTGTGAAGCCGCCGACGTCGCACTCGATCATTTCGTCGCGGACAGGCAGGCCGAGATAGCCTTGCGACTGGCCGAGCACGCGCGTGGCGCCCTCGATGCGGCCGATCTGCATCGTCGCGCCTCCGTTAAGTGGTGATGGACTCAGGCGTTGATTGCCTCGCCGCCGACGTGCCAGGTGAAGGCATGCTCAACCGCCAAGGCCAGTTCGTTGATCGCGTCGGCGAAGGCGTCGACCTGGTCGTCGTGCGCTGCTGCCGGGAAGGTGCAGAGCTCGTCGATAAAGGCCTCGTTCCAAGGGCCGCGCAGGAGGCGGACGTTCCCGACCTCGGCCTGTGCGGCGGCGGGAAGCGCCCGGGTCTGCTTGTCGCCGGTCGGGGCCACGACCTTGACCGGGTAGCCGGCGAGCAAGCGCACCAGCGTCTGCGCGTAGGCCTTGCCTGCGGCGCCGGGATCCTGCGGCAGGCGGATGGTCGTGGTCTGGCCGTCTTGGCTGGCCGTAGAAAGCACAAGGCGCTCGACGTCAGCGGGGCCGACCTGCTCCCGGGCGACGGCGGCGACGTAGAACACGCCATCGGGGCCGCGGCCGACCTTGACGCCTGCGGTGGGGTCGCCCCCGCCGGCCGTCGCGCCAAGATCCCAGGCCCTGACCCAGCGGTTGATGCCGACCGGCAGTTCATCGACCACCGGGAGCCATGCGCGCTTGAACAGGCCGCCCTCGCGGGGCGCCGGCCGCTGCTGAAGCTGTCCGGCCGTGCCGTAGGAGCCCAGCTTGCCCTCAAGCTCCTTGACGCTGTCCTCGTCGATGCGCTCCGGCCAGAGCAGCTGCCCTGCGCGCGTACGAGGGTCTTTGCTGTAGACGTGCGGATGGTCGGGCTCGTAGCGCGCCGGCAGGCAGAGGTGCGTCCAGTCCTTGTGCTCGCGGGCCAGGATATGCCCCGAAAGGTCACTTTCATGGACGCGCTGCATGATGACGACGTAGGCGCCGGTCTTCGGGTCGTTGAGGCGCGTCGACATCGCCTCATCCCACCACGCCAGCGCGGCCTCCCGCACCGCCGGGCTTTCAGCCTCGCGGACGTTGTGCGGGTCGTCGACGACGATGATGTCGCCGCCTTCGCCGGTCAGTGCGCCGTCAACCGACGTCGCCATCCGATAGCCGTGCTTGTCGTTCTCGAACTTGGTCTTCGTGTTCTGATCCGAGACGAGGCTGAAGCGATCGCCCCATACGCCGCGATACCACGGACTCTCGATCAGACGCCGGCACTTGACGTTGTCGCGCGTGGACAGGGTCTGGGCGTAGGAACTGAACAGCCACCGCACCTGCGGCCCAATGAGCGGGCCTCCGGGCGACTGCGACCACGACCATGCGGGCCAAGCGACCGACACGCCGAGCGACTTCATGTGGCGCGGAGGCATGTTGATCAGCAGGCGGCGAACCTCGCCCCGGCTGACTGCCTCAAGGTGTTCGCAAATGGCGTCGATGTGCCAGTTCGTGATGAAGTCGCTCGGGTCCATGTAGCGCCAGCCGCGCCGCAGGAACGTCGAGAGCTTCTGACACTCGAAGCGATCTTGATCAGCCCGATCCGCTACCTCACGCGCCTCGCTGGCGAGTCGCAGCCTGGCCTTTGCCGCCGTGATGTCTGCGAGCGATGGGAGCGCCGCGCGTTCGAGCGCGCTACGGCTGGCAAGAGCCATGCGGTCGGCGATTGGCGCGCTGTTGCGCTCGCGAAGCCCATCGGCAGTTGTCAGGACTGTAGGGGCCATCGTTGTTGATCCGGTCGAGGCTATGGCCGGCCGGGCGCGGCCCCATGTCCTCGACGAACGCCGCGAAGTCATCGGCCCAGCGATCGCAGACCGTGATCCCACGGCCGCCGTAGTAGGCGAACTGCGTGGCGTTGGGGTTGAAGCACCGCTTCTTCATCGACACCCAGGTCGAGTAGAGCGGGTGCCGGTCGGCTTTGTTGAACGACGCGCCGCCGTGCTTCTGGAAGCTCTGCCGCTGCGTCTCACGATTGAGACATCCGCAGCTGCGCGATCTGGCGGCTCGAAGGTGGTCGGCTCGGCAAACCCGTTCGCCACCGCAGTCGCACTTGCACCGCCAGCGCGGATGCTTTCCGCCAGAGTCTTCGCGCTCGACGGCCACTAGGCGGCCGAACCGATGCCCGGTGATATCTGTGCGAACGGGCGCGCTCGCGCTATGCATGGCGTCAGCCATTGATGCCTCCATCCGGCGTCAAGGTCAGGGCCGGAGACGGTGTTACCAGCACCGCTTCGGCCCGTTGATTTTACTCTGTCTCTTCAGGCTCTGCAGCCACTTCGGCACTCGCGCCGAGGAGCTTCCGCTGGATCGCCTCAAGCGCGTCGAGCTCTTCCATCGACAGGCCGCTCAGGTCGAACTCGTGCCGGATGGGGCCGCCGTTGGCGCCGGAGTGCTCCCGCTCCTGCTTGTCCCGGTAGTCTTCGGAAAAGCGGTTCTTCATCTGGAAAATGAATGCGGTCGCGTTGAACTTGTCGGCCGTCAGGCTTTCCTGCCCGCGATCTTCCCACCAGGCGAGTGCCAGATCGTGAGCAGACTTTACGGCGTCCAGAAATTCGGGATGGGCGGCGGCCCAGTTGTGAAGCGTCTGCCGGCTTACCCCAAGCGCGGCGGCGATCTGGGCTTTGCTCTTGCCCATTTTGCCGAGCTCAACGACCTGATCGCAATGCGAGGGATCGTACTCGCTTGGCCGGCCGGGACCGCGGGTCTCTTCGGCCATGTTCACGCCCCCTCGCTCTTTCCCTTGGCCTCGACGGCCTCGACCAGCTCGGAGACGGCCTGGATGGCGCCGTCGATGGCGAGGAGGTTGCGGGTCATGGCGGCGTGCTCGGAGGCGAGGCGCTCGATCTCGGAGGCGGCCCGCTGGCGGATGCCCGTGAGGTCGGAGAGCTTGGCCCGGAGGTCGCCGATGGTGAGACTGGTGGCCAGGTCGCGACGCTCCTTCTCCGCGATCATCCGCGCCTCGTCCGGACTGGCGACGATGATGCCGCCGGCCTCGACGAACGATTGTTCCTCCGCGATCTGCTCCGGACTCCGGAGGGCCTTTGGCTTCGCACGGACGCGCACCCGCGTCGGCTTGGTGTTCATGGTGGTCCCTGGGGTTTGTGGTCCCCGGGCTGACGCCCTTCTCCCGCCTGAACAGACCCCGCGCACGGGTGGCAGGGGGTCGGGTGACGGCCTGGCCCGGGGTGAGCAGGCCGGAGGGACGCGCGGGGGATGGTGGGCAGCGCACTACAGGCGCGGTGTAGTCGATGAGCCGCCAGAACCGCCCGGGCTTCCTTCTCCCTGTGGAGTGCCCGTCTCTGACTGGCGAGGCTTACGCTGCTGGGGTTGGGCGGGCTTTCTCAGGGCCGCGCCAGAACCTGCCGCGCTATACGGGCGCGGTGCACGTTGGAGGTATCGCCCGCCGGTCAGCGGTCAGGGATGCAGGCTTAGCCGGGAGGGTGTGGCCGTGCCGGATCGGGCGAAGGGTTTGCGCCGCTGCCGGATTCGGCGCCTACTTGGCGACCGATAAGCGAGGGCTGCGAATGGAACTGCGCGTTGAAAGCCGGCCTGGCACAGGACCAGACGGTTATCCGACAAGGGTCTACGTCTTGACCGACCACCGCGGAGAGCAGGTGCTGTCGAAGTGGTGGCCGACTTGGGCCGAAGCCGAGGCCGAGCGTAAACGGCTGGCTGATAGCGAACCGCGAGTGTAGCTCTGTCTCGCCCTTCCCTCCCCGGTCGCTGGCCGTCGCCGTAGCTCAGAACACATGCCGGGGTCGGAAACGCGAAAGCCCCGACGCGCTGGCCGGGGCTCGTCAGTCGCAATGCGACCGCATGGCGATGACTGCATCATTCCGGTCACGGCTGTCAAGTGGTGGTGTGTCCCGTGGTCCCACACGCTAGGGGTTTGGCTCCTTCATGCGAAAGGCTCCGCACCAGTTCTCAGCGCGATTACCCGCCACGCCGACGAGTGGAGACAACGCCCGACACCAAGAGCAGCCGTTTGCGAGACCGCTCCACCACATGCAGTTAGCGCACTTGCGGGTCTGGTCGGTCATCCGATGTTCCTGTTCTGCCAGACAGTGACGAGGCCCGCCACCAAAGCCTTCTTCGCCGCAGGGATACCCGAGCCGATGGCCAGAGCCGCGGCCTTCACGCTCTCGTCTCGGCCGCATACGACGTCGAGCACCACGCGCTGGCGCCGGGTCAGGCCGAGGCGCAGGTTGGCCAGGTCGCGGGCCGCCTCAAGCACCTTGTCAGCCGGCCCGACGCTCGGCTTGCACCTGGGCGTCCCGATCCGCTCCTCTCCCGTGGTCCCAAGGCCCGTGACGCTGACCATCTCGAACTTCTCCCGGTAGCGGAGGCCCATCGCGTAGAGGGCCGCGCCGGAGACGTTCCCGCCGTCCAGGTAGCCGCGCTGGTAGGCCAGCATCAGGCCGGTGCGGCCCATCACCCGGTTAACCTTGGCCGTCTCCTCCACGAGGATCGCCCGGCCCCGCTTGATCTTCCGGGCGCCGTGCTCGTCCTTAAGCCAGTCGGCGATCGTGACATCGACGCCGTGCATCTCCTCGCCCCGGATCGTGGCCATGAGCGAGGCCTCCAGCGTAGCCCTCGCGTTGTCCATGGCCGCAAGCTGGGCCTCCCGCATCGTCTGAAGCTCCCGGCTCGCCTTGCGAATCTCCGAAGCCGCAGCGGACGCGGTCTTCCAGTCGCGGCGCTTGACCGCCTCCATCCGGGTCTTCGTCGCCGTCTCGATCTTGCGGACGCGGCGCTTCATGAGCTTGTCCAGCGCCGGGTCGGCCTGAGGCGTCAGCGCGATCTGCCGCAGCATGTGGTGCGCCCTGGCCACCAACAGGAAGGCGTCCAGCGTCGGGCCGAACTCGGAGAGGAGCGAGGCGACCTTCGGCCGTCGGGCGCGGGGCATGGTGTCGGTGGTCATCGGGGGCCTCCTTCGTATCGACTTCCGGGGCGGTTCACTGTGCTAACCTTCTTCTCTAAGTTCTTGTATTTGCTGGATGGTGAGAGCCAGAGCGAAGGCATAGGACGACCAGCCCCGGGCCTTTCGGCTCCGGAGTCGGTCCCGATGCCTCGGCGATCTTGCTGGCCGGAGCCGAGCCGTCGCATTGGCCGCTCCGGTGGCGTGATCCGCCCCGGAGCGTTGAGAGCTACTTGCGGCACGAGGATCACTGTGCCGGGGACCGCGCTTCTCTCTTTCGGACTGCGCTTCGCCTGTGGTCCCGCCCCGTGGTAGGCTTCCTGCATCTGACGCCACTGTCTTGAAACCGTCCGTCAGACCGGCCCCGCATCCTTGGAGAGTGCGGGGTCTCTGGTTCATCCCATCGCCTCCCTCAGATGCAGCGCCACGGCGCGCAGGCCCTCGGCCTGGTGCAGGTCGTTGAAGTCCCCGATGGCCTGGGGCATGGTCCAAGGACGGCCCGAGCGGCGGGCGTAGAACTCGCCAGCCCCCTTGCCTTCCAGGTGTTCGTTCGGGGCGTCGTGATCGGCCGCGATGCGGGCTCCGGGGATCGCCGCGGCGACCTTCTCGACGTTGGAGGCGCTGAAGGCGCTCAGGACCGTCGCCGAGACGCCCAGAAGGCGCAGGGCGGCCCTCACGCTCATGGCGGTGGCGATGCCCTCGCAGACCCAGGTCTGCGCCCCTGTGGCGATCCTGTGCGATGCCCCGGTCATGTGGCCGCGCAGGATGTTCTTCTTGGCGCCGTCGGCGGTGATGAACTGGACGGTGACGATCTTCTGGCCGATGCGCCCCGGGATCACCAGGAACGGCCCCTCGCCCGGCAGCGCCTTGGTCAGCGCCTCGCCGAAGCGGCCGGACGGGAAGTGTCGCGTCGGGTCGTCGCAGACGAGGCCGAGCTGGTCGGGAAAGCCCTTGCGCTCGAGGTAGGGGTGCTTGGCCGTTTCGCAGCCACGCACGATGGCCGCGCAGATGCGCTCGACCTCCTGCTGCTGGACGAGGCGCTCGGCGTCCCGCTGGCGCTGGCGGCGCTCGGCCTCCGGGTCGCGGCGATGTTCGCCGGCGCCGTTCAGGGTGAACCGCTGGCTCTGGCCCGTCTGGTGGTTCCAGACGATGCCGCCGCGCTCATCGTCGAAGATCAGGACGGCGGCATCGTCCTTTCCGTTGCGGCCCTTGGTGTCGGTGCGCACCCACTGGCCCGGCACGAGGCGGCGCTTGGGCGGCTCGACGCCGACCGTGTTGCAGGCCCCGCGCAGGGCATCGGTGAGGCTGGCGAAGGTCATGCCGCCCTCCGCATCCGGCTGGTCTTGCGGAAACGGGCGACCTCGCGCTCGATCAGCGCCAGGGCCGAGGCGTCAGGCGCGGTCGGCCTCATGCCATACCAGCCATGGCCGGGCTTCTCGCCGGGATAGATGCCGACCCAGATGGCGTAGGCGCGCCGCCGGGCCTTGTCGCAGTCGCCGTCGCGACTGTTGGCGATCGCGTAGTAGACGGCCGCGTTATAGACGCCCCTTGAGTCGCCGAGGCACTCTGCACGCAGCCCGGCGCGAGGCTTCTTCAGGCCGAGGGCTGCGGGATCGAAGGCCCGCAGTTCGCCCTCGACGGCATGAATGCCGGATCGCGCCGGCCGCTCCCACCCACAGGACATGCAGGTGTTTCCGCGCAGGGCGCCGGAGCATTCCGGGCAGACCACCTTCTCACGCACCTGCGGCGTGCGCTCGCGGGCGATGCTGTCGCGCTTCTCGGCCTTGTCGAGTTCGCCCGCGCCGTTCTCCCAGACGTCGAACATCTCGACCGCGAAGCGTTCGATGTTGCCGCTGTGGTCGAGCCACAAGGCCGTTTTCTGCTCTCCGGGGATGGGCCGCATGACGCGCCCGATCTCCTGCATGTGGCTGGACAGGCTCTTGCGGTAGGGCTTGCACGAGACGCCGATGCGGACGTCCGGCACGTCAAAGCCCTTGGTCAGCACGCCGCACGACACGAGGCCGTGGATGATGCTGTCGGGCCGCCGAAACTCGCCGATCTTGGCCAGGCGCTCGTCGTCGTCGCGGTCGAGGTAGCTGATCTGCTGGAAGTTGAACCCGGCGGCAGCGAAGGCGGCGCAGAGCTCGCGGCCGTGCTCAACGGTCGGGCTGAACACGATGGTCTTGGCCGGGCCGCCGAAGTGCTCGTGCGTCTTGGCGATCCACTCCTGCACGACGTCGCCGACGATCTTGATGCCCGCCGAAGCGGCGCTCTCGTCGCTGAACTCGCCAAAGCTGTTGCGGCTGAACTCGTCGTCGCCGGGGCTCTTGGCGACGTAGATCTTCGGCTCGACGAGATAGCCGTCCTCGATCAGGCGTCGGGTCGGGATGACGTTGACCATGTCGTCCCAGTCCTGGCCCATCCCCTTCGTGAACGGCGTGGCGGTCAGGCCGATCTTCACGGCGTTCGGGTAGCGTTCCATCAGTTCGATGGTCGCCTTGAACCTGCAATGGGCCTCGTCGACGACGATCAGGTCCGGCTCGCGCAACAGGCCGCGCCGGGCCAGCGTCTGAGCGGAGCAGACCTGCACGTTCTCGCGCGGCGCCCAGCGTTTGTGGATGCCCTGGATCACGCCATGGCGGATGCCGTATTCGCTGAAGACCTCGCTGGTCTGCTCGACCAGGGCCACGCGATCGACGATGAACAGGCAGAAGCTGCCTTTGCGGTCGGCCTCCCGCAGCAGGCTCGCCGAGGTGAG